GTTAAAATAACATTGCTACCGCCATCAGGGATAACGAAGTCCCCCTCTTGGATTAGGTTAAAACCTAAGGTTGCTGACTCACCACTCTCAAACCAGTTTGTCATGGTTAGGTACTCTTTTTGGTTTTAGGGGTTGAAGCAGGAGGGGTTGGAGCTTTAGGTTTCAAGCTTTCGAGATAAGCTTCAACACTCTCAGCAGCTTGTAAACCTTCCTGAGTAGCTGTCTCAGGTACGTCCTCAGCTAAGACCTTCAATTGCCCGATCTTTACACGGTATTGTACGAAAGGCGTGAGGGGACATAAGGTAGGTCGATTTGCTTCAATGAGAGGGGTAGCTCCACCGTCATAAGGACAGAGCATAAAAGAACCTGTGGTCTTTACAATAACTAACATAGGTTTACCTCGTTTCGGATATTTTAACATAAAAAAGCCCCGCTTTTGCAGGGCTCTTTCTAGGAGGCTTTTTACAACCTCCTTGAACCACATAGCTTACGCCGTGATGTCTAAAACTACGCGAGCTTTCGGGATCGCAATCTTGTAGCCAGTCTCTTCTGTTTTCACATAAGTAATAGACTGGTTCAGGATAGAGCGTTCACTTTCAGCAATGTTACCGCCAGCCATCACTAACTCTTCTAAAGCTTCCGCCTTAGTTACAGCAATGATTTTGCCTGCGGGGACTGCGGAGCTTAATACCACATTAACCATGCCATTCATAAATGGTAAGGTTGTACTGATGGCAGGTGCGCCTTTAGCTGTCATATAGTCAACAGGGCTAGTAGCACCTGCACCAATGATAGGTTGAGCCATGAACATCAATTCAACATACATGTCGAAGTTAACGATAAATGTGTCAAATACATAACCTGCATTAGCATTGCTCATTAAGAACTTAGCTAAGGCTTTGTAGTTCGCGGAACTAATAACACCACCAGTAGCACCGAAAGTGGAGAAGTTCTGTACAGCAGCAGCCGCATTAGTGCCATCGCCGTTAATCAAGATGGCTGTTGCAGCAGCAACTTTGGATTTTTCCAACTCACGAGCGATACGAGAAGCGAACGGAGTCAAAATATCCAAGGAAGCATCACGAGCGAACTCGTAAGACATCTCAATACCACTACCACGCTTGCCGAATTTGACCGAGGCTTCGCTTGTACGGACAGAGCGAACAGGGATGCGGCCTAACTCAGTAACGATGTAGGTTTTACGGTCGTCGGAATCATCTTCGTAGTAAGTCGAGATCATTTCACGCTGAGATACAGTACGCGACTGGCCAACAATCGAAGCGATGTTTTCAACTTTGTTATCTTGAAGCGTTTTGAACTTCAACATATCGTCGATAACTTCAGGGAACATAGCGCGAGTACCCGCGTATGTGTTGAAGGTATTGGCAGCAGCTTGCAAAGTAATGCCAGCTTCAAAGTCATTAGCATGAGGCAAGTTCAAAGCGCACTTAACAGCTTCGTAACCGTTCAGACCTTTCCACTTATTGTCAGCACCTTTGGTGTCAACAGATAAGGTTAAATAGTCACGAAGGCTTAAACCGAAAGAGGCAGCTTCGCGCACAAGCTTCATACCTTTATCGGCAGAGTCACCAGTGCTTTCAACCATCAACAAAGCGGCAATGGCTTCAGGAGTAGTTTTTACAATATCTTTTAAAGGCTTCATGTGTAGCTACCCCTTAGATGAAGATTACATCAGCAGTTGTACCGTTAACGGCAACTACTAACGAACGTGGATTAGTGCCTTCTTTCACAGAACCCGCAGTGGCTGAACCAACAACTTGGTCGCCAACAACAACAGAACCTATGAAGTTCCAAGTAAAGCCGCCTTTGAACTCAACAGTACCCACATTGATACCTTCAGTAGTACCAGTGCTTACAATTTTAAGGTTGCCGATGATAACATCATCATTACCTGCTAATTTCACTGTGTTGTTCGCTGCGATGTCTAAAGCAACAGGTTTGCCTTCATCGGCACGAGTGATACCTGTAGCAAGAAAGCAAGTTAAGCGAAAGTTATTTTGGGGAATGCCCACTAAGGACACGCCACCTGAAGCGATTGCAGTCATCGCGTTTTCTCCTAGTGGGGGTTATCGTGCTGGGGTCTTAAAGGCTTTAGAAGCCATTAAGCCCACGGAATCTGAATCGGGTTTCACACTATCTGTGGTTGTGGCTCGCAAACCTTCAACACCACCGAGAGGGATTTTAAATGGTCGCTGACCGAGTGTGACAGTCTGAGCCGCTTTTAGAGGAGCTAGTTCAGTTTCAGCAGCTAACAGCTTAGTTTCAACTTCGGCCTTAGCAGCTTCAAGAGCCACTTTTGCAGCGTCAGCTTCAACTTGAGCTGCTTCAAGAGCAGCAACTTTACCTTCGGCTTCAGTCTTAGCTGCTTCAAGCGTCGCAACTTTACCTTCGGCTTCAGTCTTAGCTGCTTCAAGCGTCGCAACTTTACCTTCGGCTTCAGTCTTAGCAGCTTCGAGAGTAACTTTAGCTGCTTCAAGCGTAGCAACTTTACCTTCGGCTTCAGCCTTAGCTGTAGCTGTCAAAGTCAGGTCGCCTTCAGCCTTAGCTAGTTTGGCTTGTAACTCAGCAATCAACATAGGGTCTTCCTCAGCAAGCTTAGTGGGAGAACCAAAAAGCATAAATTCAGGGTCTTTCAAGGAGGCTGCTAAAGCAGAGCCGTCTTTGTAATAAGCAGAAGCGAGTAAGCGTTTTTGTGCGCCAAGAACCTTCGCACCATTACTGGCACCTTTGGAAACTAAGCTCATCTCACGGAAATTGGCAACACCGTCTGGTTTCACATGGTTTGAACCCATGCCCATGACGTGACCGTTCTTACAGGTCTGTGACCAAATAGACTCATTGTCTTCCATCAAGTCAATGTTACAGGTAGAGCAAAGCAAACGCTTAAACTGCATACCTACGCTGACCTCTTCGATGACACCTGTATCAAGGCGACTAATTAAGTCAGGACTTGTACCATCAACAAAGAACAACACACGAAGCTCGTCAGTACCTTGATTCGACTTAACGTGTTCACCGTAGAATAAACGGCCTACAGGAATTTCATAACCTTGCTCATGCAACGTGTGAAGGGGTACAAAAGTACCTGTATTGATAAGGTTAGCTGCTTCAATGAAAGTCTCAGCAGTAATCTGCCCACGATCAAACACTGAACCGCGTTTATTGAGAGGCAGAGACGTAACGGCGGTTGCTTCAAACGCAGCGATTTTTTCGTAGTCGATCGTATCCCCCACAGAAGCTGTGATAAAAGATTTGATTCTTTCCGTTAATTCAATGCGTTTCATAGCACTTTTCGTATGAATTTTGTAGATGTGTAAAGATTACTATAACGTGGCGGCGTTTGCAAATACATTGTAAAAGTTACACTTCTTTACAGACAAGGTTTAATACCTTTGGTAATCTTTCAATACAGCGCGGCCTCCTCGCTATAGTGCTAACTACCAAGACCTGAAGATACTCCATAGGTGGGTGTAGGTTGTAGCCAAAAGGAAGAAGGCAGGGCTGAAGAGCCTTTGACATGATGGTTGACCACTTGCCGTTGCCGAGAAGAAGTGGGTAGTTTTTGTGTCAAGTTCGTCTAAGGGTAGGACACTCACTTGAATAGTGAGAGATACAGGTTCGAGTCCTGTGCTTTTCCCACTTTATTTCAGACAGTAGCGCAGACAGTAGCGCAGTTGGTAGCGTAGCGGCCTTGGATGCCGACGGTCGGAGGTTCGAGTCCTTCCTGTCTGACCAGTATTTAGGAGGCCATGTTCCAAGGTGGCGAGCGAGACTCCAAATCTTGCTGTGTGGAGTTCGATTCTCTAGCCTTCTGCCAAGTTTGTGGTTCTGTAAATCGTGAGGCAATCGAGCCGACCGTTAAGGGTTAGCTTAAATGTACTGTAAGTGCATCGACCTTACGGAAGAACCCTTTTATCGAAAGCACTGTCGTCGGCTGCCGAAAGGTAAAGATTACTACTGCGGGAAAATAAAGCCTCCTTTTTGGAGGTTTTTTCTTTTTACACGACTTGAACAATTAGGATCGGTATTGGTAGTATAATTTATTTGCAGCTTAGGGCGGCCACCCGAAAGCAGGACTAATTCACCTGTTGCTGCATCACTTCAGAATACCTTTGAATAAGGAATCGAAAATGACTAAGTTAATCTGCGGCGTTGGTGTAAACGATGGGAAGTACCCTGCTAAGGTAAACGGTAAACACCTTAAGGAGTACCTTACTTGGCGGCATTTCCTAGTGCGGTGTTACTGTCCTAAGTATCAAGAAAGATTTCCCACTTATGTTGGCTGTTATGCAAGTGAGAATTTTAAGGATTACTCCTACTTTTATAAGTGGTGCCAGTCCCAAGTAGGGTTCGACCAAAAGGGTTTCCAATTAGATAAAGATTTAATTCTCAAAGGCAATAAGGCTTACTCTGAGGATACCTGCTTATTTTTGCCCTCAGAGTTAAATAACTTACTTATATCTAGCAGAGCTTGTAGAGGAGGTCTACCCGTAGGGGTCTCTGCCCATCAAGGTAGATTCCAAGTTAGATGTTGTAATACGTCCAAAGATCGACACGTAGGTTACTTCAACACCCCTGAGCTTGCCTTCCAAGCCTATAAACAAGCCAAAGAAGCCTTCATTAAACGGCAAGCCGAGAAATGGAAAAACTTCATAGACCCAAGAGCTTATGAAGCTCTGATGCGCTATGAAGTTTCAATTACGGATTAAACCTTACTTCTTAACACCATTACTTTTCGCACTCTTATCTGCTGCCGAACTCACAGAGCGTCCTGTGGGATCGGCATTAGGGCTTATACCCCCCGCCTCTACTACCGATTTATCCATAAACCCTGTCCCACTCAAGATCGGCGCAGAATCGGGGCGTATGCGACCAAACATTTCCAGATGGTATTCGTCATCCTCGATCACCCCTAAGCTCAAGTCTTTTAGTAGTCGAGCCTGTCTTAGGACTAATTGCGCTTCTAACTCCGTTGCTGGCCTTAGTTCCACTGGACGGAACTTAACAACGACTCTGGACGTACTTCCTGTTAACCTTAGAATGAAGGTAAAAATCTGCTCCCATAACTCACTTATGGGGGTATTTAGTGCTTCTGCGTTCTTAGCGAATAAGGCGGCTTCCACACTCGCGGTGTTAACCCCCGCTTCGCCCCTGCCTAAAGTAGTAGCCATCACACGCAAACCTGCCTGATTTTGTGCGTTTAGGGTTTTGATAATTGGTTGAATATCTAAAGTCATGCCTGCTGATTTGGTGTTTACCATGTCGGCTTGAATACTGTCAGTGTGGACAAAAGCTTGGTCAGGTCTAAGATTACTCACTGTATTAGTTATTGAAGTAATGGTGTTGTTTATATACTGCGTCAGTTTTGCAGGATCGCCCTTTATGTCAAGCGGTGCGTTCTTAACAACGACATCTTCTAACACTTCAATATCTAAACGGGGGTAGCCAGTAATGAGCATGATCCGATACAGGTCATTGATAATGCGTTGTCGAGCCGCAACTGTGTTAATACATGACACAAATGGGGAGCTGGAGTATGCTCTCATCGGGTCCTGTCTATAATAAGAAACGAACACGGAAACGAAGTCTAGCGAGATATTATTACCTCCACCTGAAGGCACTTGCTCAGGGACCAGTCGTCCGTTTGTTTTCTCGAACCATTGTAAGCTGATTGGGTCTATTAACCTTATAGCTTCAAAAATTCCTTCTTTGCTGACGATAGCTTCGCCAACCAACATACCCCGCAGTAGCAACATATACCGTAGCTCTTCCGACATCGCTCGCAACGTCGGTTTGTAAAGGAAACCGACCGTGTTGTAATCATACCGAGTTGTTAGGGTATCAAGAATTGCATTCAACACCTTTTGACCATTACGGTCAATCTTGTCATTAACATCTTTGACATAAATGATTGGTTCGGTATCCGCTGTTGTTAAGTAAGCATTCACAGCCGCAGAAGCATCAGGGTCCTGCACAAGTAAATTCTGTAACAGCGTATTGGCATCATCAGCCGAACGAGTCGTAAAAATATCCGTCAAATGGTCACGATAAGTTGGGACTGTTAACACGTTCGCCGAATTATTACTTTGGAAAGTAGGAGAATTGGCTACCCCCTGTGGGCTTGGAGTCTTCTTAGGCAGAAGAATCTGACCCAGTTTACTGGTTAAGCTATTAGTCGCCATGAGGTTACGCCTCTTGTACAAAATTTGTTAATTGGGTTGAAGTATAGCAGAGAGAAAGCAATCTTAATAAGCCCTGCTTTGATGTCCCCACAAATTCGCCCGACTCTGGCCACCGAGGTTAATGGCACCATAAGCCAAAACTGTTCTCGCTTCCTCTATCTTGTGGCCCACAAACTCACCACGATAGAATTTCACCGAAGTCGATAAGTAGGCAAGGCTATGGAAGTAATGGTCATGGCCAGTTAGCTTACGCCAAACAGGAGTTTTCTCCCCCATTTTCTCCCGAACCATGTCACGCAGATGAGATTTGATAACCTCTTTCTGTTGGCCATAGTTGTGGAAGGTAATCAGGCCGTCGCGTACAAGGTTAGCCAAACTATCTAAATGGTTTGTTCTATCCACCTGTAAGGTTTTGCGCGTCTCAATTTTGTCAGCAATCTCAACAGTGCCAGTATAGTGGACAGGAATAATGCGACCGTTTGTTGCGTCAAAAAGCTGTTTGGCCAGAGTCTGCTCAGGGAATAAATCCACGCAGCCTTGTTTGAAGTGGTACTTCTCGTCCAAAGCTTTAACACGCGCCAGTAAGTCATCACCTAGAACAGGGATAAATTCGACAACATCCACACCTGACTTCAAACCCGCTTGTGAGGTGCCAATAGTGATATGGCAAATAGAACCCACGTCGATTCCAATAAAGTAATCAATACCTTCGGGAACGTCCCCGACTCTGAAGCAGGGGTTTAACTCCGCCTCGGTTAAACGACTGGCTGACTCTTCAAAGGTTTCACCAAGGACGGTGTTATACCAGCCGCGAAGGAAATCACGATCACGGTACTTGATAAGCTCACTGATGATGTACGCTGGAGTCAATGTTGACACTGTAAAGGGACGAACACGGTAGCCTCGGGCAAGGTCACGGTGAGGGAACTCAGCAACCCAATCACGCTTGCCGCCGTGAAGGTCGAGGGCAGAGCCGCACTTTTCACAGGTGACGACGACGTTATTTAACTGTAACTCGTAGCGGTCGATCATGGGTGTATCAATATCCGTCAGCTTAATCTCTTCAGGTAAGCCATCGATATGGATAAAGTCTTTCGTAAACTTAGGTAACTGCCAGTGGTTACAACAATCACACTTTAAAAAGTATTCACGCTGGTCTGTTGTCGAGTAACCTTGATGGATGCCGAAGTTCTCAAAGGTGGGTGTACTGAATTGTTGCATGATACGGAAGCTGGATGCCTGCATACGCGAACCAAGCAAGCCGACCATTTGCTGATTTGATAGGTCAACTTCATCGACCATAACAAAATCCGCAGGTGTTGAGGTAGCACTGCCCTCAGTAGCTGGCACCACCATAAGGTAAGAGTCACCGATTTGTTGAATATCTACTGAGCGAATGGGTTTGCCGCCACTCAGGTTAAACACTCGGTCATTTTCGATAATGGGCATGATCCGAGTCTGAGAATTTTTCTTCATCATCGGTTCATTAGGGAAGGTCATCAGGACGGTGACCCCCCGATTACGGGCGCAGAAGGCAGCGGCTTTACGGATTTGCGTTTCTGTGAGGCCCACCTGCGAAATTTTTATAACGTGCAGGTTTGGGTGTAGGTCATCGACAATCGCTTTCTGAAATGGAAAACGCTTGAAGTTAAAGGGTGCCGACCGTAGAGTAGTATTCTTGCAAACCCAGTCAGAGTAACTCATATTGATTGAGTCTACCGAGAAGCGGGTGTTTATCTCATTTCGTAGGTCTAAGGCAAAAGGGTTCGACATACTTTTGTTACTCAAATGTAAAAGGTGTTGCATTAGCACCTATTAAAATTTATTCTCTCTAAACCCACAGAGGACACACAACATGGCCGCTAATC